TTATATCCATGGATGCGAATGAGAAATCGATATTGGAACTTCCAACTTCGTTTCCTAATGTTTGATAATCGGCAAATGTTGCTACCGGTCTTGTTGATTCAATAAAGTTGTTTCCGGAATACTGGATATTACTCCAAATATTTCCGCCTTGTTTGTTGACTTCACCATCATACCTATCCGTTGTGGTTACCCCGATTTTTCTATAGTGAGACCCTTTAGCATTGTCGATAATGCAACCCCGAAGGATCGGCCAGTGCTGTTCAAACGTTGTGTTATACGGACTTGTTCCCTCGGATGAAATAAATAGATAACCCGCAGTACTCATTGCGATTGTTGAATTAAGAATAATAACTTCAGGAAGGCACGTTGTGTTCGCTCCTCTCGCTGTTTGGTCTATGACGACTGCGACATACAATGCGCAAGATTCAATATAAATCGGAGAGTAGTTATAGCCAAAGTCCAGATTAGGACAAACTAGTTTACACCGAATAAGCGACATTCTTCCGCCACGAGTTGAGGAGGCGTATATAAGAACAGAGCCAAACGTCATGCTGGAATCAATGACCTCTATCCCTTGTGATTTACCACTGGCTGCATGGGTTATTAGACCGGCCGCCGTGGACATTACCACCCGGCGATAAGTCAGATCGGAATTGTTTGTTAATGAAGTACTGTTATAAGTCGTATGAATGTAATACCCAGCGGATTTACCAACCAGAAGAATATCCCGGAACTCAATTTTTGGGATACTTCCATTTGGAGCCGTGGTCAATGAAGCATTTGCGCTAGTTGTCAATGTTTTTGGACTCGCGGGGTTCGCGGATCGAATAATAATGGGATTGATGAGCGTTGACAATGCTTCGGCCTGTGTTGGGAGTGTGATTGTGGCCGTCTCTGTAACATCAATCGATAGAGTGATATATTGCGGAGCCGTGGTCGCCGTTCCGTCTTCATCGGCGGCAAGTTGTGCAAGCGCCGTTGAAACTTTAGAGTAGTTGACCCCATCGACTAAATATTCACCAGCCCCACCAGCCATTAAACCTCCTCCTCCACGGGTATCGCATCGTCAGGACTTGGAACATGAAATTCAATAGACCCAACGCTTGTTTTTAGCATAATAGTCATTCCCGGCCCTGCCTCGGTTTGAATAATCTCAAAGTTGCCCGTGCGTTCCTTCTGGCCCCATGTCGCTTCCGATGTTGGACAAAAGGCAAGAACCCTCTGGGTCGGCTTGAAAAAGCAAAAATCATAAAGCACATTTATTCTCCTATATTGATTTAATTAATAGAATTTAATCACCTATTATTTATGATAAAGGTAATTAAATAATTTTTTTAAGTGGTTAATTTGAGAGATTTTATTACTTTGATTCTGCTAATTCAAGTATTTTAGGTATGAGTTCTTGAAATGTATTAAATTTGGTATATTTTTTGTTTGGATGATAATAATCTAAATTTCCGCGACCAAATCCAGAGGACATATTAAAATTTTTCAAAAAACATGGTGTTCCACAACAATGAGAAAGATGTGATAATCCTGAATCGATACCCAAAAAAAATTCACACTCCGACAGACTTTTTATATTGTCTTCAATTGATTTGTGCTTTCCAAGTGGTATAAAATTTATTTTATTAAATAGGTTTATTTGAAGTTTTTTAAAACTCAGCTTTTCATCTTGTGAAAAGAACCGTTTAAAATTCCATCGTGGGTTGCCCGGAGATTCTATTTGGTAGGTAATTGATTTTATTTTTTTAGATTTTCTTATATTTTCTTTATTTTTCCATTGTATTTGTGTTGGAATATATGCCTCGGGATGATCTTGGACACAAAACATTCTATGAGTTGGTTCTTTATTTGTTAATATTAAATCTTTTTTAGTTTTAAGGTTGGGTAGTAATTTTCTGATCAAGCTTGATGTAGTTTGAGAGATATCTTTATGAAAACATATTTCAGAAGAGAATAAAATAGAGTGAGATAAAGCTGATAGAATATCTCCAAAAGCAAAGAATGTATTATAATACCAATAAATATTTATAGAATTTTCTTTTTTATTAGCTGGCATATCCACTTATTACTCATGAACTCTTTTTTAAACTTCGGGTTACATACATTACCACAATATTGACAATATGAATTAATTTGATTTAAGATTTCTTTACGTGTTAGCATAGAAGATAAAGTTTTTCCGGCCCGCAGTAGATTAAAATACATTTCTATTGTTGCAGCCATGTGGCAAATGTAATATCCACTAACGTCTAACAGTATTCCACATTCGTGTGGTTTTTCACATTTCAATAGTTGTATATTGCTCTTCATATTTACATCTGACGGGCATACGCAATGGGAATAAAAATCTTCCGTGTCCCCAGCTGTCTTATTTTTATTTGAGTTTCTAATCTCGATTGGATATTTTGAAAGTTTTTTAATAATATTTTTCGTTATATGACTAAACCCGTTTGTTACTATTTGTAGTTCAGTATTGTGCTTGTCTTTATAGTGACACAAGTGTTGAACAATTTTTAATATATCCTGATGAAGAGTTGGTTCTCCTCCACTTAAACGAATGTGCTTCCAATGAATATCTAATGCTATAGATTCTTTTAAAACACAATCAATTTGTTCTAACGACACATTTTTATCGAAATACTGTTTAAATCCTAGTAATCTATTGCAACCCAAGCAACCCAATGAACAAAAATAATTTAAATTGATATCTAAAGATAAGTTCTTTAAAATATAATCAATATAATTTTCTTTATTAGTTACCAAATTTTCTTTCTCCAAAGATAATTTTATTATTTTTTATATCCATAATCTTTATTTTAGATAGCTTGGTTTTTCCAATCCACATCTCTGCTTCGACACGACATTCTTTGTTGATTAAGGTGATATCATTTAAATTTGGAAGAGTTTTTATAAATTTTGAAGTCGTCCACCAAAAATTCCCTCCGGAATATCCAATAACTGTTTTTTTATTTATAATATTATCATTTAGAGTATTTTTTACTTTCATTAAATCTTCAACCCACGACCAACCAACTATATCTACGATTTTAAGAAAAACTTCACATTCTTTCCACCTTAAAATTATATCTTTCATCATATCTCGTCTCCACTGATTTCGCATTGGAGTCGGGTCTGATACCCCCTTAGAATGTATATAACAGATGTTTATATCTTCTTTTATCATTTGACAATCTGATTGGAGCTGAATTAGTGTTGGAAACTCATATTCATGCAACCTATCACCAACATATATAATTTTATGGTAACAACGTTTCAATTTATTTTTTAATTCTTTTATAAAAGATTTGTCATTACCACTAACAATTATTATTAAATAATAAGAAGAGAGAATTTTACTTTTAAAAATAGTTTGTATTTGTTCTAAAATAATTTGTTTATATTTATTCCCCATAAGAGAACAATGAAAATAAAGTGTATTTATTTTTTTTGGAGACATTATGAATATCCTATTTAATGTTAATAAAGAGGAAAAAACATTTCCAACGTTTATTAAATATTTATGATGCACGTTTTAAATAATATGATTGTATTTTTTCATCTGAGACGTAAAAAATTTTATAGGAAAACTCCTCACAGAACCGGTCTACTGCGTTTTTAACATCTAAAATATTATTAAAATCGTGTCCCGATATAAAGCCATTATTTTTAATTAATTGAGAATAGAGCGAAAGGTCTTGATAAACATTTTGATACGTGTGATTCGCATCAATATAAACCCAGTCGAATATTACATTTTTGTTTTTTAAGTTACTAAATGCGTCCTTACTATAAGATTTTATTATTTCTATATTTTTATTATTTCTATATTTTTTAATTACGTTCAAATATATACGCTTCATTTTTATCAAATTGACATTTACGAGTTCAGAATTATTTTTAATATGGTTTTTATTTTGTACGTCCCAACAATCAATTAAAACTAATTTCTTAGGAATGGCATATTTTATTATATCATCCGCAAACTCTCCACGAAATGTCCCAATTTCCGCAATGGTCTTATTTTTTGGCAAAAATTTTAAATATTCTATTCTTGTCATTTTATTTTCTTCCATTCTTCCTTCGTATTTAATTTTCCATTGAGAATCCCAACAGCGTTGTCCCCCACGAAACATCATTACATAATTTACTACAATTTAGACAATTTAAATTACATCTATACGTAACATCTATTTCAATTTTATTAAACATTTATCATTTCTTTTATTTTTAAAAGCATAACAGAAAGAAAGATTTTAGGATTCGATCTTTCCAGTAAATTTCAAACCATCTTCCCTGTTCCCCGTAAAAGATTTAGGGGACGTAATTTTGAATGTATGTATCTTTTTTCCGTTAGCTGACCACGAAAACTCAACAGATATTTGATTTTCTTCAATTTTAACAACCTTTCCAATCACACTCTTTTCAGTTATATCATCCCCCATATATACAATTGATGTTGCGCTTGTTATCAGAATGCTATATTTATTTTCCCATACGAATCTTTTCCCAATAAAGCCCTGCTCAATAATATAATCTCTCACCATTTTAGCCAGATCAATTTTCTTATCTTGAACCAGCTTCCTTTGAATGGCTTCAAGTTTAGAAATGTAATCCTTTTTAGATTTTTCTAAACTATTATTAAAACTCTTCAGCCCCGCTACTAATACCTTATTCTTAGCCCAATCAACCGAAGAACTTACCGGTTCTAAAATATTAACATCTGTCTTTTCTTTTTTAATCTTCTCCAGAATATCTAAATCACCTTTTTTCGTTTGATTCTCTTCTTCTTTATTTAGAATCTTAATGTAATTTCCAATCACAACATTTAAAGAAGTTAAATAATTGTCACGACTTTCTTTAACTTCTTTAATTTCCAATGCTTTAGATGAATCTTGTTTAGCTTCCTCACCGTACAAATTAACAACAACCATAAGCATAAAACTAATCATCATTCCAATTCGAGTAAACATACCTTTCTCCTTCAATAAGAAATCCCTATAGACCAATTCTCTATAGGGATTATACAATATAAAATAAGATTTGTCAAATTTATTTTAATCTAATTCTAATTTTTCTATATAATATCCATCATAATCACAAGGACTTTCATAATATTCATCTTCTGACGGCTCATTGACTTGAACCTCATCCGTAGGTAGTATAACCTCTTGACGTTCAACGACTAAGCTTAAACGTTCTTCTTTTTTAGTTTTTGGGTCCATTTGTTATTTTATCCTCCACAATGTAAGTATCACCCTTAACAACCCTTGTAGGAGCAGATTTTTCGTAAATGAATCCTAATTTCTCTATTCGATTTGTTTGTTTATCATTTGTCGGATTAGAACAGCCCGTCAATAGAATAACAATTGTAAAAATTACTAAAATAAATATTTCCGTTTGAGTCATACAGTTCTAATTCCCTTGAATCGTTAAAAACTAAATTAGGGCTGACTCCCGGTGAGTCACTTACGCCTTTCGGACCCAATAAAATTTTGGTAGGCACAGAAGGAATCGAGCCTTCAACATTTCGGATGTAAACCGAATATTCTACCATTGAATTATGCGCCTATTAATTTTAAAAATTGAGCAAGCTTTCTCCCAATGAGAAACTTTCGCCTTTCAGACTTGCTCTAAATTATTTTAAATCATCTTTAAGTTGTATCCATCTTTCCCATGCTTCTCTTGTTTTAGAGTTAATACCTCGCATTATGAGATATTCTCTAGATGGAACAAATGGTGTTCTCAATAACTTCATATTGGCTTCTTTTGGAGTTCTATTGTCCTTTTTACAATTGCACGAAAAACAAGAACTAATAACATTTCGCCAATCGTTGTAAGAACCTTTTACTAATCCATTTTTAAGAAATTCAGGCCATCTTGATTTAGGAATAATATGATCAATAGACCCACTAGAAGTAGTTAGCTGTTTTTCACAATAAGCGCAAATAAATTTATCTCTCTTTAGAACATTGCTCTTGGTTAATTGCGCTTGGCGATAAGGTAAATGAACATATTCTGCCAAAACTAAAGCAGTTGGAAGTTTAAAAATACCTTTAACTGTTTTAATTTCATAAAAATCATCATATTCATATGGTGCAATCGCTTTATTTGTAAAATATAAACAAACTGCGGTTTGCCATTCAACAATATTAAGAATACTTTCGTTTTTATTTAGAAGTAAGACTTTATTACTCATGTTTTTTCCTAACAATGTATTTAGGATGATTAAATTTTAATAAAAAGACCACAATGACATTTTCCTTTCTCTTGAATCTCTTCTTCATGGAATTCGCAAGGGCAAGGAGTAGGGTTTAATCGGCACGGACAAGTTCCATTCTTTCGGATAATCCCCTCGATAATTTTTTCCGCCTTATCGGAAAGTCGGAAATTTTTATTCTCACAAAAACCTTTTAATTTGTTAAACCACTCCTTACCCTCGGTATTCATTTATATCTCCATGGCCTTGATTAAATCAACCCAATTTTCTCCAACACTTACGAATGAATCAATAACATTAAAAACAGAGTCATTAAAACCACCGATGTTTAGAATATCTTTTCTTTCCTTAAATTGCGTTGAGCCGTAAGGTTGAATATCAATACAAATCATTTTTGCATTTGGATTCTTTTTCTTAATACTCCCAAAAAGATTAATTCCTAGCGTACCTCGTAATCCAATTCCATAATCACTTTTTCCACCCCATGCTCCACTGTCCATCCAAGATTGATTGTCTGAGATGTAAATAATCGTGTCAACCCCTGATCCACTTCTAATAATTTCTTCAAGTGCGGCGGAACAATTCGTCCCCCCTCCATGAATACTAGCTAACTTTTGAGCGTTTGTCATCACGCTATCACGAGAATTTAATTTAATATTAACGACTTCGTTTTCAAAAGGAATAACCTTTGCATTTTGATTCTTTCTCAAAATAGCAGAAGCCAAAAGGGCAGCGACGTCAATACAACGAACAACACTCGTGGCTGAACCTCGATCCCCTGTTGCCGGAGAACCCATGCTTCCAGAAACATCGGGACACACAAAAACATTTTCTCCAAAACTTGGAATGTTGTCAAGAGAACAATCTAAAGCATCCTGCAATGCATTTTCGATTTCTACATGCTTTCCCTTAAAATAATTATAAGCAACATACAATTGATATGGAAAAACCTTTGCGTTTTTGATTTCTTCAACATCACACAATCGATTAGCAACGAACTTAACCATTTTTTTATCATTAAAAACTCCATGGCGTTCAAACGTATTTAAATTCATTCTTAACGTTTGCCAAGAACAATTTTTTGCAATTTCCTTCCAAGCTGATTCTGAAAGGTCCAAAGATGAAAGAAATTGAAATGGAATATTAGGAACAATTTCTGATCCAGTTTTAAAATTTTCAAAATCGACGATCAATGAAGGAAGATGTTTATTTAGATTTTCCTTACCTTCATCTTTGAGTTTTCCCATAATATAAGCAAATGTCGCTTCGTGTTCTTTTGACATTGGACGAACATGAGCAAGTTTAAGAATATCGACAAAACTTGGATTATTCCCAATACTATTTGTAAAAATTCGATTACCATCACGATTTTTAAACCAATTTGCAACAGCCTTTTTACTCATACTCCCAAGACTGTTTCTTCCAACGACACCAGAACGCATCATCTGAACGAAATTACGAAGCATTCGCCCATCATTAATTACAACTGGAAATACCATATGAAAAACTGTCTGACTTATGTGGTCCGGGCGAGACGCCAAATATGCCACTAAGAAAGCTGGAACATCTTTCATGCTACCATGTTTACGTGCATACATAGCAACCTTACCAATGAAAGATGAATCTTGAATCTTATTTAAAAGATTTTTAACATTAGAAAGTTGATCTTCAGCTGAGGTATAAAATGTATTGTTAAAAACACCCGTGACAGCGTATTGTGCAAGTTCGTGTTCCGGAGTCAGAGAATACGCACTTCCTCCCGCTTCATTAATAGTGGTCGTCTCTTGTGTAATAATATTTCTTTTAGAATTAAAAATATTCTTATTTGCCATGTTTGTACTCCTCAATTAAAAATATATTCGGGACCATACCCGACAAAATATCAAATTTTGTAACACAATAATAAATGTCCGACAAAAATGAAGCGATCACTTCATCTTATCCATATTCTCATGAATATAATAAGACTATCCTGTTTACGGTTAGGACTCCGTGATTCTTTTAACGCATTTTACTTCTTGATAAGAACTTCGTCGGAAGAGACAGTCTTATCCCTGTCGTACTGCCTACATCTAAGTAAATGTAGATCGCGACGGCATTCGGACTAGATTATAAAAGAACAAAGATGAACAAGTTTTAATTAGATATATATTTTTCAAGAATGTAATCTAATTAGCATTCCATCTATAAAGACATTATACAGTATTTTTTTCTGTCTGTCAAGTATATTTTTTAAATATCTGTGACTTCTCGCCAAGCTTTATAATCTTGTTCAGCTCCGATAAGAAAGTCATATGGCTTTCGCGTCCCTGTATCTAATACGATCCAACCATTTTCCCATTTTTTAGTTCGTCTGTCAAATAGATTTACAACTTTTCCCTTTACCGCAAAGTCTTCGGGAATAAACGAAACTAATAAACTATTTCCTCGTTGTAAACGGCATTGGATAGCGAAGGTCGCTTTTTTTCCGAGTTTTGGTTTATCCGTGATGTATTTTGTTCTATTGTGATTCGTCATCGGAGTTCTCCTTAAACAAATTCATTTCATTTAGAATATTTCTGCGCTCTTGAACAGTCTTAAACAAACGAATAAAATTATCTTCTAACTTTTTATTATTTTCAATAATTATATACTCTTTCGGAATTCGCATTATTCCTAAGTCTTCTATGAATTCTGCTTTTGAGTTTACATAAAAATTTAACTCAGGAACATGAAATTCCGTAATCGTCTCATAAACACCATGAACCCGATCAATAGCAGAGTTACATACCTCTATTTTATATTTTAAAATCTTCATACGTTATTCCAATGTTTCGGCTTCCATGCAGGCTAATGTGAAAATAGACGCGACCGCAATATCGATAAGTTCTTTTTTAAATTTAGAATAATTATTTGATCTCAACTCATCTAATAATTCATCAAACTCCTCCGCAATGACCCCAAACGCTTCATGACGAGATATGAACGACCCATTTCCCTTTTGTTTTAATCGATTTTTAAGTTTTGCTTTAATTATTTCTATGGCTCTATTGTTATACTTTTGTTCAATTTGTTTTCGTTTAATTTTCATAAATTAACTCTTATAATTGGAGCCGATAGATGGAGTCTAACCACCATGACTTCTTTACAGGAGAAGCATAATAACATTATATGATATCGGCGTAGAAATTAAATTAAATTCTTGGGTGGATCGAAAGAATAATCTATAAACTCATTTTCATTATAAAAAGTATTATCCCACACCCAACCATATCTCGCGCAAGTGTTTTTCCCGATTTGGACAACTTCTTCAAATGTGTGATATTTTTTAGAAAGTTTATCTTCTAATCTTAGACCGCATGGAAAACTTTCGTTTCTATGTGTCCAAGGGACAATTCCGGGGACCGATAGACAGAGAATCCAGTCCTCTTCTCCAAAATCAGGAAGTATAAACATTTGGCAACGGTCACAAAATTCAATATTTTTCATAAAATATCCTATGGTGATGAAATCTCTTCGCCCTTATTATATTTGGAGCCACATCCGAGAGTCAAACTCGGTCCCTAACTTTGGAAGAGTTAGATGCAATCCTCACACCCATGCGGCGGATATTCTGTATCTGTGTCTAAAAATCTTCGTTCTTGTAAGGTAAATTTATTTTTACCTTTATACAACTTACTTTTTCGAGGAGTCTTACATAATTCACAAGAACAACTTGCCAAATGATCAGCGAGTCTTTCAGGATTAGACGATTCTGGATAAATTTTCTTAGCTTTCTTTTTCTTTTTTTCTTTTTCTAACCTTCGTTTCCGGCGAAGTTGTTTTTCTTGATCTTTATCCATTTTCATATTCCACGATTGTAACGTCACAAAAGTGCATTTCTTGTTTTATAATGTCTTCTACAATTAACCAATCTCCTCCACCTAAACCACATCCGATTTTAGGCATTCCTATTTTTGCTAATTTACCTTCTTTGGACTCTCCAAAGCAGTTTGCAATTTGATGTAAACAACTTTTTAAAGCACAATATTCTAAATTTTTTCCAGTTCTCCCAAAACCATATTGCGTGTAAGCATTTACAACTATCAAACTGTTCTGTTGCATTGAATTATTTTCAATATGTGTATAAGTAAAATTTCCTAATTTATTCCAATCTCCACTTTTTGTCATTTTATCGATTTCAACAACTTTAGAAAATTTAGGGTTCCGAGAAATCTGCCCAGCCACCCCAGCCCCCATTGTATTAAAACAATTACACCCATGAACAATTACATCAAAATATCCATCAAGAGCTAATTGTAAGAGATCGCCTTTAATTATAGAATAACTCATAATTAGACTCCATTTTCTAATTGTTCTATTTCTTCTTCCGAATACCAAAATGGATAATTCTTCCCGGCTTTTATCATCTTGTACGACCAATAAGACTCTTCAAATCCCTCATCATGGTAGTGCTTTTCAAGTATCTGACCAAATTTATATATTTCTATTTCATATTTAGATTTTGGAGTATTCATATTAAATTCCTCACCATCTAATCAATTTGTTTTCGATAGACATTCTTATAAAGCTTTATTCTTTTCTCCTGAGACGACCAAAAATTGCTGCAATTTTTTGGATAACCATTATCAGATTCCCAAATTTCAGCACACCAACCGGCTGAGAATCCTCTACTAAACCCCTCTTCAAAATTTAATGAATTTGTATATATGGATAAAAATATTCCAGAAAAAGCTAATATAATAAAAAAGATTATGCTTACAAATATATTGAACTTCCAGCATGTATATTGCATATAATTTCCTTAATAGCGGTCTATAAGGGTTACGCTCACTTGACCTCACTTCGACAGAGTGGCGTGATGCTATTTCACCAATAGACCTTAATTTTGGTGACTAGGACTGGAGGTGCGCCAGTATTTCTAGATTTTCAGTCTAGCACATAAACTACTTATGTTACCTAGTCATTGGAGTCAGTAACGCTCTGATTATAACGGTTTTGCAAACCGTCCCAAGGACTTCCTTGGTTCATCTGACAATTAAAATTCTTTTCTTCTATATATTCCTATTGTACCATATCCTAAATCATTTGTCAATTGATTTTCTATTTTATTTTTATCTTTTGTAGTTTGATTTTCGCCAGCATTATCAAAATAAAAATCAGTACTCATTAAACCGACATGCAAAACTTTATTCTTTTTTTCACTTGAGTAACCCCAAATACTAAATCCATTGGAATTACATAGTGGATTACAACCTGTCACAAAGAAAAGAAAAGATAATACAATAATGAAATTTATAATTTTCATTTAATCAACCTTTGCGATTTTAATATGAAGTCCGTCGCCTATAATTTCAAGACATTTTTCGCCGTTCCAAGAAGAATTCATAAAGCAACTGATTTCGTTATTTTTAGCCCCGCGCATAATATTTAACATAGACAAAATTAAAAATCGTTTATCTTCTAGGTCCGTGTCCTGAATCAATTTATTAATTTTATCCATATTATCGAGCATATGCGTTCCCCTGTATTTTGATTAAATTTTTAACAATCTTAATCCTAACCCTTCGTTTATCTAAATAAACGAGCCCTCGTGAAAAGTATGGTTTAATTAAAATTCCATTTTCGTCTATACTCTCAATTATTCCGCAATTGAACCATACCTTCGGCCCCCGCCGACAGGGATATGCCACGTTATCTCCATTATTGAAAGAATACAAATCATTATAAGTTAGGAACATAAACTATCTCCTTAAAGTTTGGTAGCATACGTGGGATTCGAACCCACACTTTACACATTTTGAGTGTGCTGACTCTTCCATTGGCCTAGTATGCCGTATTATGCTATACTTTTAATTTTAATCCCGAGTTCCGTCGCTTTTGCCAAACAAGTAGGACAGGGATCAATCGGCAAAATTTCACCCTTATTGTTCGTTCGACAAATAATAATTGTTTTAAGATTTTCTCCGTAACGTGCCATCAATCTAAGCTCTGCATGTGCGCTTCCACCAAGTCTTGAAAATCTTGGTAAATTAAAAGATGATCCTATAAAATTTCCTCTTTTATCAAACCCCAAAGCCGAAATTTTATATTTACAAATCGATTGTTGTGCCTTTTTAATTGCTCGCAGAACCATTTCAGGTGCCATATAAGAATCCTTTTCTTCATATCTTAATTATACACTAGATTCTTATACTTGTCAAGTTACTATGTTGTTTTTTCATCATGATGATCTAATTTATTTATTCCTTTTGTTTTCATAGAGTTATAGATATCATCTAAATTATATGGATAAAAACAATTCTTAGAAATACAAACATCTAATATTCTGGAGTCATCCAAACCAACCTTCTGATAGTCTAGGGTTCCGTGACAATGCGCGTGTAAATGAATCGATCCGTGGTGTTTGCAGTTCCATTGAACAATCGGATAATGAAACATAACGAATAACATCTTTATATTTTGGCTCGTTTCAAAATCTCTTACTGTCGTGGATAGCTCCAAATAATCACCAACCCACTCAACACCTAGTTCAGATTTATGAATTTTATAATCGTGGTTCCCCCACAAAATATATTTTCTTCCATTTAACTTAGAAAGAAGTTGAATACTATTTGTCTTTTTGTTATTACCAAAACATAAATCTCCAATATGAAACCAAATATCATTTTCGTTAACATGCGCATTGTGATTTTTAATAATAATTTCATTCATTTCATCAATTGTTTTAAACATTAAATTTGAATATTTTATAATGTTTGTATGATTATAATGAAAATCAGATGTTACCCAAATTTTCTGATCTTTTTCTCGAATGAGTTTCATAATGAATCCAAATCTATTTTTTCAAAGCGGTTATACTGGTTATCAATAACAGAATTCGGAACTTTTCTATCAATATTTCTTTTGGAATTTCTTTCTTTGGCAATGCTCAACGGACATGACACCGTAATCACCTGAACGATGTATCCGAACTCTTTCGCCAACATCAAATAAGGCTTCGCTTCTTTATTTGTCATATTAGTATTATCGACAATGACATTTTCAATATTCTTTTGCATGAGAGATTTTACATAGTTTTGATTTTTGCTATGCATCTCTCCGAGTCTTGAAGCATCAAAATGATATTTACCAAATTCATCATACCAAAGGTCGTCAGTTGAAGCAATTTCACATTTGATATTATTGTTGTATTCACAAAATTCTAAAATCATATTAGCAATCGTTGACTTCCCGCTACCAGAAACACCCTGCATAAGATAAAGAGTTTTCATAAGTTCTCCTAAGACCAAAGACTGTTCCGAATGTCAACAATTTGGTGAAGTATACGCTGTTTTTCATTTTCAATGAAGATTTCAAACTCTCTAATTTTATTCAAATCAATTTTATATTGTGGGTCGTTTTCATTAGTGACACAAAGTTTATAAAGATTTGTATCTTCCGATCTTTCCATATAAATAGGAAACTTTTTACAATGTTCATGTGTCATTTGATCAAGTTTTTCTTCAAGTTCGAATAAACGAATATTTTTAAAATGTAAAACTTCTATGATCTTATTTTTTGTTTCTTGATGATAACTATCCCCGCTCACCTCCATAAAATCAACAATTGAAAAAGCATTTTCCTTATCTCTACTTACATAATCTTCAACCATCTGCATCATACCATATAACATTTTCTCCACGATGTCGGAATAGACACCCTTTGGCATTCCGGTGTCAATCATGTGAGTTTGTTTAAATCTATTCGTAATGTACCAATATGCAGAATCGAATTTAAAGAAAATTGGGAATACCAATGTAACCCATACATAAAATCTATACTTAAGATCAATGAGATATTTAAATAAACGGCTCATAATGCGTTCCTTATTAGTGGTGGGGTAAATAGGATTCGAACCTACAAGGGCTTTCGCCAACGGCTTCTAAGACCGCCTCCTTCTTCCGTTAGGATATTGCCCCGGTTATACTTTAGAATTATTTACAAGCTTATTTCTTACATCGGATTCGGTCTTGGCGCAATCTTTACAAATAAACATTTTGTGACCATGATCATAAACATCCCAAGCTGTTTGAAAATGAATTGAAGTGCCACATAAATCACATTGTCGCTTAAAGATGGGCCAGTTTGCATAAATAAAAATTCCATTATTAATAACTTTATTGATTCTTTCAAATGCAGCAGTATCCATTTTTTCTCTCCCTCATTCTAGTTAAAGTTTGTTCTCTTACTTTCTTAATAAATTCATCCGGCTGTAACTTTTCTTTAAAAACTTCTGATCTGGTCTCTTCGTAAATTTGTAAGATGTTTTCTACTTGCTTTAATTTTTTGGAATCCACACTTCCAATAAAATTAGCCAGTGCGCACCCACGAAGTACATCTAAGATATGAAAAATATAAGAATCAGATTTTAATTCGTTGAATATTGAAATTTCATAGAGAAGATTCATAATTATTCCTTTTTATTTTAATAAAAATCTTGCTAGGTTGGACTTGAACCAACGGCACTCTCCGTCGAGATAACCTTTAATTATCGCTGCTTTTTGGGCCTTTCCCATGAGCGAGGTTTGCTCTACCAGCTGAGCTACTAGCAAGATAAACTAAAAGGACTTGGGATACGGGCTTTCTCCGGTCTTACTTGCTTTATCCCATTCAGAGGCTTACCTCTTAGCCCAAAAATTGGTAGGATCGGCGAGGTTCGAACTCGCACTATTTCTCATTAAAGGTGAGATGGACTCCCAATTGTCCGACGATCCCATAAATTTCTATCAAATATCTTTTTTAAAATTGGTTAGGGACACTGGATTTGAACCAATACGAAAACCTTCAAAGGGTTTCATGCTACCGTTACATCAGTCCCTAATTAATATGGCAACCGTGATGGGATTTAAACCCACGATCTCGACTTTGAAGGAGTCGCGACTTAGATCGCTCGTCTACACGGTCATTATATTTGGTACGCCTAGAAGGAATCGAACCCTCATTAAAAGATTAGAAATCTTCTGTACTATCCTTTGTACTATAGGCGCATTCGTAGTTTGGTCCGAAGGGTGGGGATCGCACCCGCCTTTGAGTTGTTTATAAGACAACTGGTAGCTACTAGCTAACCTTCCTTCGGATTTTGATACCCATAATATACTTAACTAATTTGAGATATTTGACTATTTTATCAACTTCATTGTTTTCTCTTTACACTTATATTATACACCATTATTCTATGTTTGTCAAATTTATTTTTATTTAAATCTCCATATATTTTTTCAATAATTCTAAAACTTTATAAAATTCATAACCATAAACCGTAGCTTCTTGATGCATGATTCTGGCTTCTCGTTTTTTTCCTTTAGCGGATAAGATTGAAGCAGCTCTGACAATCATCATATATGGCGAATCTTCATTATGAATTTTATATTTTGGTTTCATAATTCTGAAATCAAACCTTATCTATGATCTTCTTTCAAAGAAATAATGGTGCCGTAGGAAGGTAATGCTCCTTCATGGTGGTCAGGCCACTTTGCGTTTACAGCGCAACCCGTCTCTTTAGCGGTCTACTACGGCGTTAGAATTAAATGTGGTCTGGTTGGGTGGCTCCGCCCCACCGTTCTCCTGCTCCCAAAACAGGCGTGATACTAGACTTCACAACAACCAGATATTATAAAATACATCTCTTATTTTTAATTTTTTCAGATGCTTCTAAAATAGCATCCTCATAACAATTTTGACAAATATCATTAACATAACCTCCAAACCCGCTCCCAACAAGAACAACACCGACAGCATCAATCGGAGCGTATCCAGTTATATGTTTATAATAGTCAATATCTTTTCTAATTTCTTTTCTACATAAATCACATTTAATTGTTACAATTGTTGTTTTCATAATAATATTCCTTTTTAAATTTGGCACGACATCGAGGCTTTGCTCCCCGCACTGGAATTTTGGAGATTCCCATGATTCTGAATTCACCAATGTCGCGTCTACTCTTCCTTCATAATCCTTTCAAAATGCTCAAATACAGGATCATTTTTAAGAGGCTCTCGGTTTTTTAAGTAGAAGTTATTTATCTTTTCTTCAAAATCAGTTATCTTCTTAAGTATAACATCATTTTCTTGTTTTGTCAAATCGTTTTTCTGATTTTCTGAATTTATTTCCACTTGGTCAGGCATACTTATTACTTTCTATCGAATTGGTTTATAATTAGGACATTTATAATCATTTCCGATTTTAGTATTATATAAACATTCTACTACCTTTGTTATATTAAATAGACAATTAAAGCCTCGATGCTTTCTTGAAACAACTTGCCATTTACACCATCTTTCTTCGCTTGGTTTGGGCATGGTAATTCCTAGTAAAATGGACGGAAGAGCGGGTCGCGAATCCGCATTTACGGTTCCGAATGTAAACTTTTCTACATTCCAAATTTGGACAAATCTCGTATTCTTAATACATCGCCGACAAGGGTTGATTAGATATAGTATTCCTCATGAATGTAATCTAATCGGGCATTCGGCTTTTAATAATGGTAGGATGCGATGGTTACGCTCCATCTTCTTCACGTTATCAGCGTGAAATGCTAAACTACTCTACTAGCATCCTATTTAAATTTCTGGAACGGAGGGATTCGAACCCCCATTGAGAAAACTCCTTGATTAACAATCAAGTGCATTGCCAATTATGCTACATTCCAATTTATTTTATCTTTGGCGGGGCTTGTCAAGCATCTTGCAAGCAAGTTTCTGGAGACATAGCTGACCCCGAGCTATGCCGCCTCAAATTGTCGTGAGCTTCTTTGACGATAGAAGTTATCGGTTAATTTGCGGAAAATTAACAACCTTCGGAATATTGGGTTGACTATTCGGTTACGCTCCGAATCTAAGAGAGCCACAATCTCTTGTGCTGCTATTACACTATAGCCAACATTTAATTGGTAGCGGGAGAACGAGTTTCACGTTCGTTGCAAGTTTATGAGACTTGCCAGAGGAAATGCCCCTTAGCCTGCCCGCAATAAGTTTGGTACTGAACGATAGAATCGCACTATCTTTTTCTCGTTATGAGCAAGATGTATTACTAATATACGAGTTCAGTGAATGGCGGAAAGTTATGGTAACGCTCCATATCCCGATTACGGAACCACAAGTTTAGCAGACTTGGCTATAGACTTCTATAGTTAACTTTCCATTTGCATAATAACTCTAATTATGTTATAATGCAAACTATTAGTTAGATGGAAGAATGCCAGAGATTCGAACTCTGAAGGGCTATTAACCCCACTGGTTTTCAAGACCAGCCGACTACCGTTATCGCAGCATTCTTTATTTTGGTGGAGTCTATCGGTTCTGCCCCGACTTTTGAAGTTTGCAGGACTTCTATTCTACTAATTAAATTAAGACCCCATATAAATAAAAATTGATTATTGCCCCTGACCCCGCAAATAATCGTGCTCTCCGCACTAGGTGAAGTTTTCACTTCAATGAGAGCTTACCTAAGAATTTGATCGTATTAGAATGTCAAAGACCTTGATTCTTCTTTGACCTTTGGAGGATTTTGGTATTTCTCCACCCTCTTCAGGTCAAGCCTGAAGGAACGGAGCCTTGCAGGCAAGATTATCTAATTGTATTTCTATCAAGTTGATAATGTTTGTTCATAATGCCACAATGGCGACTTATTTCTTGTGGTTGTAAACTAGACCACTTATTTAGTAAATGTATATTCGACAAGAAGTTCTTAAACAAATTAAAAAGCATTTATATTTTGTCCCATTAAAAATTTAAAACAACCGATAGGTTAAGAATTTATACTACAAAGAAAGAAAATAAACAAATCCAAACTACACAATTTAAATCTACTTCCGACACCTGTATCTTTATCTATAAAAACACCTATCGGTTGTAAATCTCTTCTATTATTATATAGCATAGAAACTTGTTTGTCAAGTTAAAATTTTGAATATTCGCGATTTCTTCTTCCCGATTAGTCTAGCTTCTTCGGAGATTAATTTCGCTTTCTCAGTTGCTAGGCACCCGAGCGAACGATTTGTTTATTTGTCGTTCCTTTTATATTTTCATTATATCATATTTTTCCAATTTGTCAAATCTTTTCTTGTAATTTTTTTATTTTTCTTTTAACGCTTGACCAATTGATTGTTTCTAATACTTCAAAAAGTTGTTTTCTTTGAAGTTCGTCATATGCTTCTTTCCATTTAACTGCTGCGTCAAAGGTTTGTAATCTTCTCTCATGAAAAGATAAATCTGATCTATATTCGTCTTCCATTATGATTCCTTCCGAAGAAGTTTATCTTTGGTGGAGGTGAGCGGAATCCCACCGCTGTCATAAAAAATTTCAAATAAAGCGTCTACAATCATGATTGATACTTTAAGGCTCCGAACGCCTTTTGGATTATCAACTATCCTCACTAAAATCTATTCGATTTTTAGTAACGCTTGGTCTTTCCCAAGAGTCAAAAGTCTTTCCTTTTGCCAATCTTTGTTCGATAGAATTATAATACTAAGATTCCTCTTACAATTCTAGCTGACTTCAATTAGGCAGCAATAGCGAGTGTTTCGCCAACTACTTTTTTGATGGATTTTTGACAGAGCCAACCATCATCTCTGGATTGCAGCTTTATTATCCCTTTCTTATTCGAATTGTTTACACCCCCGAATTATGAATCGATGCCGTTGTTTCTCAAAATAGTGCGAAGTTTTTCTACTTCACTAAGTTCTTTATCTTCTATATCCTTTAAATCATATAAGCTATCATAATACTCAATAATATCATCGTCAGAATATTGTCTTTGCATTAATTTGGTTAAAAACAATTCGAAATACTGAATCACTTCCTTCTTTGTCTTCATTTTGATCTTTCATGTATCTATCTTTCTATTATTTAGTAGCAATTTAATATAAAATTATCTATAAAATTTGGGTCTATTTTCTCTTCTATTGTTGATTCTTGAAGGTTATTAACATTCTCAATTCCATCGTTTATTATCCTTTCTATGTCTTTCCACGTTTTTCTCCCATACTTTATATCCTTAATTTCACTCGCACAATATAATGGATATTTAATTTCACCCGTCGTTAGTAATAACTCAACTTGGCGAATTGCTCTTACCGCATGAGAAAGAGCTTTAAAATCTAGGCCCTCATTATTTTCCGCTTGTTTAGCTCTTTCTCCGTATTTTTTATATTCTGTGTCCATTCTACATTTGAATTCCTCTAAGGTTATATCCAAATGGTGTTGTGTTCCATTGACAAATAAAGTTTCTTTTGACCTCGGTTTTGCGTCCACCCATTTTATAAAACAATAGGACGGCTCATTTACCGACTTCACTAAACTCTCTGCGATATAACTTAGTTTAGTAAAGGTTGGTTCTTCATAATAAGAACCGCCAACGCGAGAACCGACACACGAAATATATTCATTTATTTTCTTTACAACACCAACTCTTGATCCTTTTATTCCATATTTTCTAGCTTGCCCGATACAATAAGACATAAATGCTTTTGTGGATTTTCGGGAGAAAAGTTTTTTGTGCTCCTGATATAAAACAGTCATTGGGCGAAAGCATGGTGTCAACCAAATATTTTCAATAATCATTTCTGTGTTGGATAGCGAATAGAGTAAGTCAATGGCATTCGTATCTCCTACTTTTACAAGATTAAGAAAATACTGAAGACTCCAAAGACCTATATCATAATCTTCCTTAAAGTTCTTCCGGTCAGAGTTTTTCTTTGAAGAAAAATCAAAAAACTTTGGAGAAGTATTCAACAAACAAGAATTCCTTGAGGGTAAAAAAATTCCACGAAAATCATCATCGGATTGCTCTGAATCCGTACCATAGAGGTGGGAGCCAAACCGACACAAATATAATAAGCGATGTCCATTCGGTTTCAGTTCCTTTTCTATTTTTTCTAATATAAAATTAGTGTCCATTATTATTCTCCGGTACAGATACTCTAAAAGTATATCTTGTTTTATTTCCATCAACACCGAAAACATAAATTTCAAATTCACCCTTAATTTGTATAATATATTCTAATTTTTTAGCAAGTTCACAAAAAAGATGAATAGAAAATTTTAAGCAATTTAAATCGTTGACTGTAACCTCAACTTCGGTTTCATTAAAATCCGATTCAACCAATGCTGCAATTAAAAAATCTTCCATTAGTTCAATTTTATCAAATAATTTATCTGGTAGTTCATGAGTATTAATTTTAATAATATTTGGTATAACAAACGTTATCATTCTTTTCCCCTCTGGATTCAATCCGCTAATTAGAAAAGTTATAAATATCATCCAATTATTTTGACACAATGTTCTTTCGTTCAAGAATCGAGGATTCGAAAACGGTTGTAACTACTCTGTGGCCGTGATAATCCTTTGGAATAAAATACTTGTCTTTCATAATTTCTTGAACTTGAAAGAACGAAATTGGTTTAAAATTTTGACCATTTACACCAACATCATAACGATAGCTATTAAAATCTTCAGGGAGGGTGTTGTGGCTATGCCCGTGAAGATTCCAGCTTCCACTTCCGGAATTTTGCCAAACAAGCATAGGATAATGACACAGAACAATTTCTTGAGAGCGCCGCTCCCCTCCATCAGTGTATCGAACATCAATTTTTTTAAGCATACTTACGGATTTCCAACCTCTTGCATCACAAACTCGCGCACCATCATTATTTCCAATAACTAAGTATTTCTTGCCATTCAAACAAGAGAGCATATCTTCAACTTCCTTTTTGTCTTTAAAATATCCAAAATCTCCCAACACGTAAACATAATCATCTTTTTGAATTAAGTTATTCCAATTTTTAATAATGAGATTTGTAGTTGTTCTTGTCTCATATTTAATTTCGTCAGATTCGGTGCCGGGCAAAGAATAAGCAAAATCATTCAAATGTGTGTCAGCAGTAAACCAGATCATTTTATTCGCCTTTCATAAAAATTATTTTTTTGCTTTGATTAACTCAAATAAGTTGAATATATCTTGGCACCGTTTATTAGATTTACCACAATGCCCTTGTAAATCTCTCCAGTCCGCAAAATTATGTATATCCGCTATAGCATCTTCTAAAACTTCAATATAATCAATTAAAACTATGTCAGATTCTTTCATCTTTTTACTCTTTCATAAAAATATATTCCGTTTTCATGGGACAAGTGCGCGATGCGCCTTACAATATATGCAATCGCATTCCGGGCTAATGACATGACCGCTAAAACTCAACCCATATTTTATCACCTCTTCTAAAACCGTTCGAAGTCTAGAAATTTCTTTTTCAGGATCTTCTTGTTTCGACAGGAACCCGCTGTTGAAAACAGAGTTTGTAGCATTTTCCATTATTACATAAGTCCCATTTTCGCGAGCAAAAAAACTATACGCCGGATTTTTTCTCCTCCGTTTTGTTGCTTGTTGTTTATCCATAAATCACCTTTGTGATCAAGTCGTGGGATGAAACCCACAAAGTTTGTAAATCGTCTTGGGTTTGATTTGTACCCAAGTTTTTACGAAGTGTAAAAAGAATTGACGTAAACTTTGTTTTTCCAACAATAGAACATGCAAATTCTTTTTGTGACTCTAGTTTACTATATTTTTTCCAAATGTCAAGTAAGTTATCCCATTCTTTTTGGATTTTCCTCTCAGCTTCATCGAGAATTGATCGAAGTTCATTAAAATAACTTAAAACTTCTTCTTTTTCTCCTTTCAAAATAAATGGAACAAAATACTTAGGATTCGCAACATTACCATTATCAAACATATGGTGTAGTCGTAAATATGATTCACTTTTAATCTTAAATCGAATATTCTGATTGTCTCTAACGACAACCCCCTCATTAGACGGATCAGAGCTTTCTAACCCTTTCAGATATATTAAAATTTCGTCTATTGCTTTAAAATTAAATACTTCGGGAATTCTTAATTTTAAACGGTTAGCCTCAAACTTAATTTCTCCACAAGTCCACTCATATTTTAATTCACCATTGATACGCTCCGTGATCGAAAGCAAGAACACAGAAGGTTCTGGATAAGATCGAACAATTTTATTGAACAATGTGCAAAGTTCAAAAATATAGCAACAATTTGGATTCAAAGAATTTAAAAAAACTTCTTTATCTTTTTTAAGAGTATTCCAAAACAACTCACTCCAAGTAAAATTAGAAAATCCAACGTTACCTTCTCCAAAACTCCCGGAAGTATTAATTAACCATTGACCTTTATAGTTATATAAAAAAATAATAGACCCGTCACACTTTTCTGTAGAGGAGAAGCAGTTCCAATTAAATTTCTCCCGATCTTCTTCAAATTCATCATAGTTATAAAATCGTTTAAATCCCTGAGCGACGAGATTCCACGTTCCCCTTTCTAAAACAGTTCCTCTTGAAAAACGAACAATGTTATTAAATCGAGGACTGTTGATTTGATTATATTTGAATCCTACAAGATTCAGCACGGGGTGTTCATATGTTTTGATCGCATACTCTTCGGTTAGTTTTTCGAGACTATTATAATTACGCATATATTTTTGTAGGGCAGTAAGCATTAGTTTAATTCCTTATTTCCAACGATAATCGATTTTCGGTTCTTCTACCCATCCGAACTTCTCATAAAACTCATAATTTTTAAATAAGAGTGCTGCCCGGTGTCTACCATGAAAGTCATCATCGCCATACCATTCTGGAAAATTAATTTTAGAACTCATTTCGATTCCGTATAATGGCATTGTATTTTTATATCCTCTTCGAATCCACTCTTTAACAATTATATCATAATAAAGCTTCAATGCAAGTAAATTCTTTTTCCAAAGACCGATTGCCGGATGATTTTTCCATGCATTAGATTTCGCCTCTCCAGAAATAATTTCTATAATCTGTTTGGCTTCAAGTCGTTGCTTTCCACATCGGCGATAATCCAAACACCTCGCGGTGCTCTCAAAATTTGGATAAGGCATGAAGGTTTGCATGATTTCCTTTCTAACCCACTTTTAAGACATTTTAACAAATCAGAAATTCGAACACCATAAATCTTACCTCATAAACGTTACTTGTCAACAGAGTCTTTTATTTTAACTTTAGCAGGCATCCTTAAAGTCATGAGGCACCCTCCCTTACCAAAATTCAAAAATCGAAAATTTTTATCCTATTTTATATTCAAAGAGTAAATTAAATAATATTATACTATTATCTGAGAGTAATATTATAATAAGAGTATATAATTAAATAATAGTATATAATTTATTCTATTGAATAAGATATTGAATAAGAATGTTAAAATTTTTTATAATTAGTTTGACAAAAGAAATTTTTATGATATACTGATATTATGCTTGATGAAGGAGAATACGGTGGCTGCGAATGCGATGATTAAATTTACGGACTTAATCTTGAACGAATTGGAAGAGGCAGAGAAAAGTGGAAATTTTTCATGGATTCGGCCATGGAGGACCTTAGATTCTTGTTATAGAAATAATTTTACTGGAAATGTTTATAAAGGTCTTCATAATATTTTAATTTGTTCTTTTTCTAAATATACTGATTCTCGCTATGCTTCGTTTAATCAAATCAACAACGCGGGAGGACGAGTTAAGAAAGGGGCGAAGGCTACTTGTTTGCTGGCTTGGAATATTACACAAACGGATGAAATAGATAAGAAAACTGGAAACACAAAGAAAAAGAATTTAATCTTTTGTAAAAATGTTTGCGTCTTCAACATGGAAGAAACAGAAAATTTAATTTTGGAACCAATTAACAATATTTTTAATGATGATGTTAAGCCAAGTGTTATTGTTGAAAACTTAGTTAAAAAGTTTCATATTAATTTAACATATAAAGCGTCTAACAAGGCTTTTTATGATAATATAGATGATAGCATTACAATGCCATTATCTTCACAATTTTCATCTTCTGATGAATTTGCGAATGTTTGTCTTCATGAAATTGTACATTGGACGGCAAAGAGAGTTGATCGAGACTGTAAGAATTATCATTTCGATATTGAAGAACGGGCTATGGAGGAGTTGGTTGCGGAATTGGGGTCTATGTTTTTATGTAAGAATTTTAAGATTAATGGGTTTATGAACAAGAATAATCTTGCTTATATCAAATCGTGGAAAGATGCTGCTCGTGGTAAAAATGGAAATAATTTTATTTATAAAGCTTGTAGTTTAGCAGAAAAAGCTTGTAAATATCTCATCGGTGATGAAATTAACGTGAAGTCCGAGACTGAGGCAGCATAGGAGTAAAAAATGAAAGCTATTGATCAAATTTGTGCATCATTACAATATGTTCCTTCTATATGGACGATTTCAAACACAATATTACAATCCGTTCCCCCTATGTGGGTGATTTCAAACACAATCGAATCTTTGAGGAATTCCTTTACAATTCAACACAAAAATGAAAATATTCAGTTAAATTTGGATTCCGATTGGCGGATTCACCTTATTCAAATCGGAGATATTACATTTATTAGAAATACTATGTCACACGTAGTAATTGGGAAATTAGAGGAAGCAATAAAAAGTTGGATAAATAGCGCTGGTATCGACTCTTTTTTAAAAGATAGCGAGATTTAAATGAGTTTTATTATATATCTTCCAACCCCGGATGAACTTGCAGTCAATTTAAATAAAGTTCAAAATGATAAAGATTATAAAAAAAATATGAAAGAATTAGCGGCATCAATTATAGATTATAGTCAACAGATTGAAGATTTAATGGGAGAAAGTGTACCAATAACTATTCAAGAAGATGAAGATATTTACGGCGATAAACTTTAAAAAGAGAAGATCATGTTAACTAAAATAAAGGAAGATGGAGAACAATTTTATTTTGATAAGTATGGATCGTGGTTGACTAAAAAAGAAATATCAAAAATTTATTTAAAACGAAGAAAGATTTTAGAGGATGGAAACTGCGTTCGATGTGGCAGTCTTCTAAAATCGTCAGGTATAACGAAACATTATGAGTGTCTTCATTGCGGGACAAATTTAGAAGAACTATGTTTTGAATCGGAACTAAAAAACAGAAATAATTTAGTCTTTCAACTTTTAAATCAGTTCATAAAGAATTAGTAATCACTATTTTCTAATAAAGAACCTAGTCTATCTTTTTGGTAGTGAATATCTACATACAAAAGTCCGAGATTAGCCTTTCCTGTTCCGCCTACTTTATTTGTTTTATAGGTATCGTTTTCATTTGAACTTAATCGTTGAATAGAGATCAAAAGCATACTAGAATAAGTTTCACTTGCCGGTATTTGGATATTTGAAACTATATTAAATTTTTTATGAATAAACTCATCTGTTGTTCCGATGGATAAAGATGTGTTTCCGCTGATCCAAGATGTATTACTTGGTATTAGGCCACCTATTGATTGCCATGTGTATTTATAACCCAAATAAACAACTTCGGTGGAAGCCGGGTTTGCCATTGGGACGCAATGCATATGAACACAATCTAAATTAATTCCAAGTGTTTTATCGTGCGGAATTTGGAATGTAAAAAATAAAATATCATTTTGATCATGTCTAAAAATGGCATTAAAAATGATGTGTCTCGATACGCCTCCGTAGTTAATGCGCTTGCCCCCGATGCAACCTGCACGGGTCCAAATAGATCATTGTGTCTTTGAATTCCACTCATTTGTTAAACCTTTGTTATTATAAACCAATTGTTCCCATCGCTCATAACCGTAACCGTTTGATATCTTTGTGTAAGACTTATTGAAGCAACATTATCAATTGATTGTAAGGACGCGGCGGCTATTATTACATTAATATTATTACCATTGTTTTTTATAATATATTGTTTATTTTTATATAAAGTAGCATCTGGAAGAGTAATGGTTGATGAAGACGTGACTAAAATAAAATAATAGTCCGGTGTTAAAATAACATCTTCGTCAACATAAGTTATGTTTTGCGGGTTTAATTCTTTTAGAGATAAAATTTTACTAGTTAGTAAATCTAAAAATAATGACATTATTCTAAATAATACCCATACGTTGCCACTTCTCGATTATCCCATAAATCTATCGTAAATTCCGTGGTGACGGTTGTTTCAGGAACCGTCTCTAAAGACGATGTTTCGGTTTTGATTCTTAAGATAAAAATTGGATCAGAGTTAGTTGTTGACCATCTTAAATAATTATAATCTCCTTTTGTAACAACTTGGTATGGTTTTGGGCTATCAAATCTGAAGTAAACATTCATTAATCTATTAGCTTCTTGAAGTAAGGTTTCCGCCATCTTATTTATCCTTTATATTTCTTTTATCAAATTGTGTAGAATAATCTAAAGTGTCTTTATCTTCTTCTTTTTCATAAGGAAGTTCTTGAGGTCTTCTCTCATAGCCTTCAAAGTGATCTTCTTTATGCGTATTTGGTAATCTTTTCTTTTTCATATTTCACCTATTTTATTTAGTATTAAAAAAAAGAGAGGAAGGAAAAATCCTTCCTCTCTTAAAAATACTATTACAAATTCTTCGCTTACGCACCAGTTGGGCCTTGTGCATCCCAGTTCTTGTCAGCGGCGTCTGTGCTTGCACGACGGACTTCCTTGGGCAGACGTTCGTAATTGCCAAACGGATCAGTAACTTGAGTTTCAGTTGAAGAACCAGCAATATCACCAGTGAAGCTAACGGAAATATAACGGTAATAGTTCTTTGAACCGAACATGTTACTAACGATAGCATAACGAGTCATAACACCAAGATGTGTGTGGAATGATTCTGGACCCTTAGCTTCGTCAAACATAACTGGAATGTATGGACAATATACGATACCAGCGTCATTTGTTGAAGAACCCTTGTAACCAACAACGATGTATTCAGTTGTTGCGAAGATATCACGATAAACCTTGTAACGACCAATTGTGCCAACGAACGAATTGGGTGGAGGTGTTCCAAGAGCATTTAACTTTGCATCAACCGGGGCGAGAGCAAATTCAGGAAGAGCCTCGAGAATTGCACAAACGCGAGGAGAAGCGATCAGGAAGTTACCAGCACCGATACGGTTCGCAACAGCGATTTCATTTGCTACGATGTTAACCGCAGTCATAAGTGTACGATACTTTTCAATTTGCCAACGACCGTCAGCAGTTGAATTGTATGTCCAACTCATAACACCACCAAGACGAGCCTGATTCTTTAAAGCAGCTAAAATTTCTTGATCGATTTCAGCGGTGATTTCATAGCTCATAACATCTGTCAACTCACGACGAATATCAATGTTATGCATTGAGTGCAAATCTTGCTGAACTTCAATTGGGAAGCGAGCGCGGAGTTTACGAGTCCAAGCACGGATTTCCTTTGAAATGATACTGATACCAACCTCTTGAGGAGTGAAAGTAGTTGGCCCGCCGTCGGTACGGGTGCTATCGAACAGCTTAGAATCACTACCTTGTCTTTCACCTTGCCAACCACTTGTCGGACCAGTGTAATCTTTTTGCGGTTGAGCGTAGTCTGGATCGCCATAAATATTGGCATAACGATTCTCTGGCGTGTCGTAAGTAGAATCGGTCGGGTCAGAAGAATTCTGAGGAATCTCAACGCCACCACTTTGGCTAAGGCGATGTCTACGAAGAGCATAGGCAAGACCAACTGGACCACTCATTGGCTGCACCGCAACTAAATCGTGAGCAATAAGTCCGGGGAATACACGTCTAACCATTGGAATAGTAAGCTTTTTCATAACGCTTACATCGGCAATGGACGTTCCACCGTTTTCTGTGAGGTACTCAAATTGATTTTCTAAAATGAGAGCTGTGTTTGTTTTCTTATTGAAATCATCAATGCCCTCAAGGAACCCCTCACGGTCCCAACGCTTGACGATTTCAGCTCTCGGATCAGCCACAAGAGTTGTGAAATCTAACTTACCCATATTGTTTTCTCCATTTTGAAATAAAAGGTATAACCTACTGTTATATTTATATTTAGCACTTGACTCTTTAAAATTCTTATTTTTTATCTATTTTCAATATATTTTTTCGAGGCACCGATTAATTGATTAAAAATTTCTTCTTCATTGATTACTTCTTCTTTTTTCGGATGAAGCAGAACCTTGTTCTCAACGATTGTTTCAGCTTTCATAATTTTATCTCTAGCAATTTTAAACTTATCTTCAATCGACTTAGCGGTCGCGCACTCGGAAAGAAGCTCAGTAATATCTTTCTTTTGTGATGGTAATAGTCCCTCTGAAAGCGCTGCGAGTTTTAAATCTCGTTCTTGTTTTATGAGTTTAGTTTTAATTTCTAAATTCTCACTCATTAATTTTTTAATCTTACCTTCTACATCTTCATTAATTGTATAGCCGACAGAAGCAAGACCCTTTGTAATACCTTGAAATGTTGAAGCAATTTTCTTATTCTGTTCTATGGCTAAAATAGCTTCTTCTGAAAGTTCCTGCGCTTTCTTCTCCGCCAGATTTTCAATTAATTTTGGAGCAGTAGCTCTGAATTCTTCAACTAATTTTCTATGTTTATTTTTTGTTTCCGCGATTTTATTAGAAGCTTCACATACAACTGACCGACAGATTTTTTCAGAGCGATCCTTAATAAAACCCATTTCTTCATTAATTCTAGAAGAAAGCTTATTAACAATCCCACCCGTTAGCTTCTTAGCCGCTTGTTCGGTAATAAAGTTTGTATATTTCTTAATGAAATCCTTTGTTTGTTCTTGTACTCTCTCTTCAACGATTGTATTGAGAATCTTTTTCAATTCTACTTTTTGTGATTCCGTTAGGATGTCGATATTCTCCAAAATAGAAATGTCTTCATTTTTTTTCTCAAACGTCTCGGGGTTACGGCCTTCTTTGTTCGCCGTGGCGTAGAAAATTCCTTTACCCTTCTTCTTACCATATTGTTTTTCGAATTTCTTTATAATTTCTTTAGGCATTTTGATTTTCCTTGAATAATTTATTTATAGTTTGCGAAGAAATAATTTCGGCTGCCTCATCTAAACCCGAGTCAATTTTAGAAAGCTCAAACTTACTAATCTCACTCTCATTAAGATTTGAAAGCTTCACCATATCTATTATTTGCTTTTTAAATGTGGTCATCTTATGCCTCGGATACTTTAATTATAGTCATATCTTTCAGTTCATTTGTGCGAATTCCCATCTGATTACTCTTTATTTCATTTCCCATAAAATCAGAGCCATTGTTAAATTTTATGTTTTCAAAATTAAGTATAATTGCTCTTGTCAACGATTCATCAAGTTTAGAAGGAAATATTTTAGAAACAGTTCCTATATTACCCATAGCCTTTTTATATTCACCATAATAATCTGAAGAATCATTGATATGAGATACTTTTATCCTGTCCCCAATTTTTAAGTTTGAAAAATCATTATAATCAAGCTTTTGGTCGGAATAAGTATCTTTCTCGCTCGCTTTAGTTGATTGATCTTCTTCTTCTTGATTAAACAATGATTTCATTTCTTTAGCTTTATTTTGTCTACGAAAATTTGGATTCTCTTTTTGAGATTCTTCTATTTCTTCAAGAAAGTTGCATAATTTTTCTTGACTTATATTTCTTTTAGGCATATTCAATCCTTTTAAGTTATTTATCTATTTGCCTTCAAAGAATTTAGGAAATTTTTAATAGATTCAAATATAATTTCTTGCTTCTCTTCTTTTTTCTTTGGAAGCGATGCTAGTTGAGATTCAAAAATTTTATAAGTTTCTTCGTTTAATTCAAAAACCGACCCCGAAGATTTATCCAAAATAAACTGCCTACTCTCAGAAACAACATCTATCATTGCCGAAGAGTATGACGGATCGCTGACCAAATCCACAGCGCGAATAACAAGTGTATTAACAACATTTGTGTCTTCTTCACCCATCCAAGTTTGTTTTGTCGCACTCCCCAATGCTCTTGTGGAACTTCCAATTTTCATATCATTTTTAAGTAACCCATAAGCAATGTGACCGCAAGGGAGTTCCTTTAAAATTTTAGCCCTCCCAATCCACTCCTTTCCATTCTTTTTAAGATCGATAATCTTTGCCGCTATACGATCTAAGTTAACTTTCGGTGTCTCGGGATGTCCCAACTCCATAGCCCCCATGGACTTATGAACCTTTTCCTTTAAATATTCTTCCATCGCTTTATCGAGAATTTCTTCTGGATAAACTCTTTTATTATTGTTTATCTTATCCGCTCCCGCAAATATTCCTCCGATATACATATCACCGTCTTTTTCTTCTTTTAGAAGAGTTTCATTATTTTCAATAAAAAGATTTCCTACTAAGATTGACATTTTATATTCTTTCTATAATCTATATAAGATTCAAATTTTTTATGATAATAATAGTGGCACTCTTTACAAAGAGTAATACCATTTGTTCTTTCGCATCACTGAACTTTATAATCGCTATAACTATTTAGATGGTGTGAGTTTAAATTTTTATTTTGTAAATGGATTATTTTTAGAGTTCATTTTCTTTTTAGTCTTTGAGAGTAAATGTTTTCCCCTTACTTTTGACCTTAAATTTCCAACAAACGCTTTCTTGGTTCTTCTAAATTGTTCCTTTAGCCCCATTTTTCTTTCACTTAAGGAACCTTGACAACCTCTCTCAACTCTCTTACCGGCTATGTTTGATTTCTTTTGTTTTTTTAACTTTCCAAGAAATTTACCATCTCCTGTAAATTCATATTTTGTAATAATAGCTTCACTTAAAGTATTAATGTTGTTGGGAGATAATTGTAATAAAACTTCTGTATATTCCTCTAATGTCATTTCTGATTTTAGCTGCTTCAAAGGCTCTCTATTTTTAGTTGAAAAGTTAGGATCAGGTGTTTTTCCCGTCGCCAAGTTATTCCATCTTTTTATTACCTTTTTAGCATTGTTTTTACCGGAACTTGCTTTTTCTTTTTTTGTCCAAGCATCATCATTTTTCCATGATTTCCAATTCTTGTTCGGGTTATTTAAATCCTCTGTCATGCTACTAATTTCTTTTTCATTTTGGGAATTTTTACCAGGCCCCCCTTTACCCGGACCTTCAAAAACCCCCAAAAATAATTCAGGCAGAACTCGTTTACCGACACCGTCCATATCCACCACGATATACCAGTTATCAATATAATCTTTTTTAAATATTCTTTCGGCATCAGCTCCGTGATGTTTAATTCTTTCAGCATATATTTCTTTTGGATTACCATATCCTGAAAATTTAAATATTTTTACCCTATGTCCAGCATCATTTTTGTTTAAACTAATTTCCTTACATTGTTTATCGTTTGCTGTTATAATAACTATATCGTCTTTTTTAAATTTAGGAGGATGGTTTTCATTTATTGGAATATATTTTACAATATCACCAACTTTGAATGTCGGCTCTTTTTTATTCGCACCCTCAATTTTTTCTATAAGAGATTTATCAAACCACCAAAGTTTGTTAGGTACCGAAAAATTCGAATTTAAGCGCTTGTCATTAAATTTAATACTATACCAGAAATCTTCATGAGAGAGATTCGCATTAATTTCACCGCTATTATCCATGTTTACTATTTTTTTTCCATCATAAGGTGGAATCCCAATGCTGGACAAATCTTTCACCATTACGGAATCTTTAATTTTTACTTTGTCCCCTTTCCTAAATTTATTTTCTTCAATAGGTTTGTTATCAGTTGAAGAATTTTCTTTTTCCGAAGGAATTGTAATATTTTTTTTATTTAGCGTCTTTTTCTTATCTTTAAGATATTGTTCAAGTGTTGTTCCTTTCCATTGTTTTATGGCCGCCCCGGATAAAGTTTTCATAGAATGTGAAATTTTATCAAAAAGATCATAAGGATTTTTAATTTTAAATTTAAAATCTAATGCTCTTTTTAACCACGAATAACTTCCATCTTTAGTATATTTTTTAATTTTATTAAACACGGTATCCGTATTATGTTGGAGATCATAAACGTGATCGATCCAAATCATTTTCTCCGTGTTGGTTTTGGCATCCGAGAGTTTTAACCAAGCACTAGCGATATTAGCCCACGCTTTACCACCGAAAGAACGTTTCCATTCTCCACTTTGAAATAATTTTTCCATCGCCTCGACCAAAGTTCTTTTTTCCGGATCAGCATTTAGCGCCGCTTTATAAGATTTTAAGTATTCATCGTCTGAATCCTTTATTAATCTTCTATTAAATTTAGTTCTTTTGGTCGGCTCAATACCAAGAGTTTTAAAATCAGTGTATTTTTCAGTATACTTAGAAAATATCTTTATTTCCTTCGGTGTCAGAATAGTTTGAGCATGACTGAAAACATTAGCATCAAAAAAATGTCTTATTTCCGCTGTCAGTGAGAAGAAAACAGCATCAAGTAATTCTTTTTGAAGAACATTATATAATTTTGTTTTGGTATATTGAATTGTAAAATTCAAGTCAGGATCACTTAGTGATGCGTCTGGGCCTATTTCTGGTGGCGGAGATAATAATGTAGACATATAAAAATCATAAAGCAATTTCTCTTTATCGGTTGGTATTTCGTACTCGTAACCGCTCAAAGAATCTTCATTAAATTGAAACATTTTGGCTTTATCCTGTATAAGTTCATTTATGAGTTTAATTACCGACATCTAGTTCTCCCATTTTATGCGTGATAAGCCAATTAATCGATTCTATCATATTTATTTCATCGTTGTATATTTTTGAGTTTATTTCTTTAGCATATTTTTTAATAAAAATGCCTGCTTTGGAATTCGCCTCATTTTCAATCTCTCCACCAATTGAAGGATGCTTTTTATATAATCTTCCGTTTTCAAATTGTGAATGATGGACCAATTCATGCGCAATGGTTCGTAATATATCGACTAAGGCCCTATTTTTTGTGTTAACTCGAATTTCATTTTTAAAATTTTCATATACTCCCGTTGTCTTTAACTTCCCTCGTTCGTTCTGTAAAATTATTTTTGGCTGAGTTTTAATTTTCAATTCGTTACAAACATAGTGAATAAAATCTTCAATAATCTTTTTTGACTCTTTATTCATTTTTCCTTCTGCGCCGATGCTTTCGGTTAAGGTAGATTTCTTCCCAAATATCAATGTTTTAGATGGTAAGATATTAAATTTAGAAATGACAGCCTCGACGGTTTCATCGTCGGGCGCTCGCTCCTGGCTAAATTTATCATAATAAGGATAAAAAATTAATTCTTTAGAAGAAGGAATCCAATAGCCTCGAATCATATGATCTTCATCTAACTCTTTGTTCAACTTCTTACTCAATTTTTCAAGAAGGACACCATGCCCGACAACAGCGCTCCCGGTAATGAGTTCTTGGTTATAATCCTTATCGTAAATAAATGCTTTGTTAGCCGAATAACCTAATGGGCTCATTACGGTTTTAGCGACCGAAGACCAAGTAATCGGGTCTAATTCTTCTTTAACCAAAATTGTTTTTATTTTAAGTTTTTTTGCAGCATTAATATTTTTACTATCATCATCAAAAAATATAACATTATTATAAATGCTTCTCAATTTCTTTAAATTTTTACATTTCTGTTCTGGAATGTTTTTATCGTTATTTTTATCCCGAACTGCAAAGATATTTTTTTTAGGAATATTATTAATTTTATTTTTCTTCAAAAAAGTATAAAGAGAATTAATAGTATTTTGTCCTCTTCCAGTTAATATATAAAGAGATATGTCTCTGTCGCCGGTTGTAATTTCATTATCTAGAGTTTGCAATGAAGTCCATAACTTCTTTTTTGTTGGATTATTAACAACATCAAAATTATAATCTGTCGGATATTCAACAAGTGTGTTGTCGAAATCAAATACGTATGCCTTTTCCTTTTTTTCCTCTATTTCCTCGCTAATATCATCAACATCAATATAACCTTTCGAATTTTTAAATGTATACCCAGTGTTAATAATTGGTTCGACTTGAACATTAAACTGTTTTATCAAATTTATCATTTCCTCTGAGGATAGAGGCGACCAAACGGCTAATTTATTATCAAGCGTTCTACCTGATACAATACCTAGAGAATACGAATCCCTTCCCCGAATATTGGCTTCTAAAAAATCTTGAAGCGCTCCTTGTCTTTTCTCCACTAAAGTGTAAAAAGATTTAAAATGTTGATTCAGAGGTCGTTTTGAATTAAATGCGTCCACAATATTTTTCTTCGTTTGATCACTAAACATACTAATCAAATCAAAAAAATTAGAATCTTCTTCCGGGTTTATTAAATCAGTATGTGTTTCGAAGGCGCTTGGAATTGCATAAAATTCGCGATTAAATCTGTCATAAATGAAAACATAAACATATCCATTTTCTTTCCAAAAATGGTCGGGCGTAAATTCACCATTAACTATAATTTTAATATTTGATTTCTTTTCGTTTTTTTCTTCTCTCCCCCCGGACCCGATAAGACCTTTTTCCCGCAAAAATTTTTCTTTTTCTATTGGAGATAATAAATGAAAATTAGCTTTTTCTTCTGGTTTTATGTTAGCAAGATTCGGACCCAACTTCCAATCATCTTTTTTAACTAAACCTAAAAACTTTTTAATAAATAATCTTGTAGACGCCTGCGTGATGGACGGCAGCAACCTGTAGGCATCGGCGATAGCTTCATTTTTATCCTCATTTAAATAATTTGTGATCGCCATATCCAAAATTTTATTAATAATTTCTTTTTCTTTTGGCCTCGCAGTTTTTAGAGAAGAGATTAATCCGGCAAGAATATCAGATTGTTTTTTATAATTTGGCGACTCCTCAGCTAAAAAATTTAATCCTTTTGTATTTAATTTTAATTGTCGTGGGTTCATATTATGCGAATCTTTTAATGCTTGAATTAGTTCACTACTATTAGAAAATTTTGTTAACATAGACTCCGCTGTATTATGAATTGTGTTATTAATGCGATCAAGATGAAACATCATGTCACGCAGATTGTTTGTTCTTTGGAGTTTTGCAAGGTTAGATGTCAACTCTTCCCAATTGATATTTCTTCTCTTCATATCGCTTCGATATGTTTTTTTCATAAATTCATCGAGTTTTAAATAATCTCTGGTTTTTATGTCATCCATTTGAAACGCACTCGGATCAAGCCTCCCCCTAGATAAATATTTTTTTAACTGACTCTGGACGACAGGTAAAAATACATCAAGATATTTTTTTTTAATAAGATCAATTTCAAATCGGCTAGAATTTATTTCATCAAGTGTTAAGGATTGTTTTTCTCTTTCATCCGACAATATGAAGTTTAAATAATAAAAATTATATATATCCTCCGGACGTAATTTATCATCACGGAATATGTCTAATTCTTCTATGAACAATGGGAGTGAAGTGTTTTTTGAAAGCATAATTATTCCTCTAAAGTATTTAAAATAACATCAAACGCATCTTCCAATGTTAATCGATCTATACCATCTAAGTCTATCTCTTCATCAATTTCTTTTCTTTTCTTTTGTTTATTTGTTTTGTTTTCAAGAGAAGAATTTGCCATCGAGATTCGCTCGTAAACATTATTAATAATAATCTCTTTCATACCCTCTGCGCCAGCCAAAAATCTTTCTGCTGTTTCTAATTCTCCGCCAATAATAGCAGTCCTAATGACAGTTGCACTTATTTTGGATTCTCCCGCCGAAATCAAATCTATACCATAAAGACCGAATTTCTTGCCATCGGATGGTTTCTGACCCGAGTTAATATCAAAAAACTTTCTCGTGTCCTTTATAGCAAAATATCTGTCATCTTCCTTTCCCAACGCGACGACTATTTGATTTTCTTCAGGAATATCTAAGAGATTTCTAAGCTCTTCTTCGTTGGGTCTTCCTGTTTCTGAATTAATAGAATTTATCCCGTAAACCAAGGACGTGGGCCCGCTATTTATATTGACATTTGTCAATAGTTTTAGTTTTGGATCCGAATCAAAAAGTTTAATTCTCTCATCATCGGTCAAAGGATTTTTTTGCAAGTATTTCGGTGACATATTATCGGCCTTGGATATAAAAACATAAACTTCCTTAAATAGTTTAGCTAAGTTGACAATATTTTGTACGTGTGCAATCGTTGGTGGTTGAAACCGTCCAACGTAAATAACACAATAATTTTTCATATTTGTCGTTGCTTCCAGTATTTGCTGATCGTTCCAACCATCATTAATTGTTTTTGTGGCCTCCATAGCCGATAGAACATCCTCCACAACAGAATCTACAAAAGATTTATTGTTAGAATTTAAATCATAAATTGCCGAAGAGATTTCGCTTTCCTCTGCAAATCGCCCATATAACATATTATTTCTACTAAATTCTAGGCGATCCACAATTTTTACCATGTTTGGACCTGAAAGGAAAACATATCCCTCAGGTTTTACAGCCTTAATCTCAAAGGTTTGTCCGATTTTCTTTTCAACTTGATCTAAAAGTTGCAATAACAACGTTTTAATATTGAACAATCGAAAGAAGCATAAAAACATCGGTTCAAATGTTTTTTCATATTCGTTCATCCAATTTAAAAAGTTTTTAAATGATTCATTTTTTTGTTCCTTTCCCTTTAAGCTTTTCATCTTATCAACTTCAAACTTACTTTTTACGTTCATAAATTCTTTAAATTTAGTCTTAAATCTTTTTAAAAATTCTTTTTCATCTTTGGCCGTAAGGATTGTTTCTTGTTCTCCGGATACCCTAACTTGATGATTAATAAATTGTGGGAGATATGTTTTAGCTGTTCTCACAAATTCATTTTCGCCTTTGATCCATTCTCTATCAAATTGAGGATCAATTTCAGATGTGGACTGCTCAACGGTTTTTATTGTTTCTGAGAGTTCTCTTAATATTTCTTTGCTAGAAGATAACACATCTAAATTTTCTATAAAAGGATGAATACAAAAAACATTACTATTTTGATTAATTCCTTCTGTTAAATCTTTGACTTCCTGAACACCGAGCCTTGTAAATTCTATGCGTTCCCCTTCAATAAAATGAATTTCATAAACACCATGAAGAACAATTCCTAAGTTTGCCTTGCTTGCTTTTTTATATATATTGGACTTATTATCGACTGGAATTCCATAAAGAATTGTATTTGGCTGGAATGTTAGATATTGTTTTCCTTCAATAACGGACTCAGATTTTCCAGATTTTTCGTACCAAAGCAAATCGCCTTGGCAAGCAAATCCGCGTTCAATTTTAGAATTTTTTAAATTGTTAAAGGCATTCGCCAATACAACTTCCACCCCCCCTTGATAAAGTCGATTTATATCCGAAAGTGAATAGGCAATTTTTTGTTCGCCTTTAGATAGAACGCCTTTAGTGCCAATAAAAAATTGTCCGCTTGGGTTGGTTCCGAAATATAAACTTGTTCTACCATCTCCCTTTTCGGATATTGTTAAATCTTCAGTATTTTCAGCATTGTTTTCAAATTTTGATACAAATTTTTTAATTATATCAGAAGAGACAACCGCTCCATCTTTTCCCATTAATAATACATTATCTTCAAGATGGTTTAAATGTGTAAGTCCCTTGGAAGTATCTAACGACATTTTATTCCCCTTCTATTTCCTCTTCCATTTCAACAAAAAATTCTTGTAATACGTTTTCTAATTCTTTCTTTTTTAGTGCCTCAGATTGCGCTCTCTTGTTTTGTTCTTCCTGTAATTTTTTTCTTTTTAGTTTTAGATTCTTTTCTTCATTTAGCGCCGCCAGATTCCAAGAGTATTTTTGATCATAATACTGTGTAAATCGTAATCCCATTGCTCGTGACATGGCTTGGAGAAAAACTGGAGTTAGTCTAGCCATTCTATATTCATTATATATTTGGAAATTTCTGGAAACCATATATTTTTTAAACATAAGAGAAAGGCGATCTAAAAAAGATAGTGCTCTCTTTTCCTCTCTTGTTTTTGGTTGTTTTTTTACATTTCCATTAGTATCAATGAGTCCTAATTTAAAGGCTGGATAATTCGATATCGGAGTCATCATTCGTTTTGTGAACGCATCAAAAATTGCGGCGTCTAACGATTCGCCAAAATCAAAAAAACTTGAACTTGTTTGCGCCATATGTTCTTTCTAGTAAAAAAGTTCATTAATAGAATTTAAATGCTCTAGATTATATTTAGACTTATTTTTAACCTCTGTAAGCATTGGAGTTGCCCGCAAACCAACACTATATACTTTTATTTTTTTATTTGTTTCTTTATTTATTCGCTCCTTAACTCCAGATGTAAACGGTCTTATTTCTATTACGCACCGTCCCTCTAATTTTGGAACATTTAATTTATATTTATTAAATCCTAGATAATACAAACCATATCCACCAATTTGAACATAATATGTGTTTTTTTCATAGTTATAAAAGTTTTCGACAATAGTTAAATCAATCTCGTCTCTATTCGAATAGTCAGCAATTTTTTTTGCAAACCCCGATTCGTTAGCATTCTTAACGGCATTCGCGGAGGCATACATTGGAAACTGGTTTATTTTAGAGTTGTAAGACGTAGGCTCTTGTTTTTTGATATATTTTATATAATTATCAACAGGACCGATTTTTTCTTTGAATATACTTGAAAGAAGATCAACACCTTTATAATCAAGTACATCCGTTGAAAGATTAAATTGATCTGTTCCACATTCATGCTTAATCGAAAAATTACCAAGAGGATCATCAAATTTAGATTTGACTTCTATATTTATGTTTTTTTCTTTATAAGTGATTTGTATATCTGCGGATTTACAATTATTCCCCGCTGGTTTGGAGACAGACGTTAACTTTTCTTTTAGTTGTTTACTGGATAGGGCTTTATGAAGATTATTATAAATTTCTTTCTCATATTGTAATCCGTTGGTCCCGATTCCCATCTCCAAAAACAACTCTGAAGAATTAGAAAAATTTATAAAAGTGGGTAAGCGTCGAAGGTCATTCATTCTTTTTCCTTAAGTCTATTCTATTTATGGTTGAGAAATACTAAACACTTGGGAAATGAGGATTTATATTATAAGAATTATTTTAAAAAAAAATAAAAATATCCGTTGACAAATAAGAATTATGTGGTAAACTATAGGTATGGATTTATGAAGTTATATTTGATTCGTTTATTCTTTATGAGGAGAACACAATGGGACGTATGCGAAAACATTTTACTCCGATTACAAGTAAAACTCTAAATTGTAAAACTTGTGGAAAAAAGATCACTGTTAGCGGAGACGCGGTTGAAGTGGAATGTGGTCTTTGTCTAATTAATCGTTGTAGTCCCGAAAGTCTTAGAGAAGAAATTGAGCGAGTTGCTGGGAAGCCGAAGCCAGTGTTTGTTAATGGTGTAAAGAGAGGACGTGGGCGTCCAAAGAAAGATGTAACCGTTGTTGTGAAAAAGAACAACAAACCTTTAGAAAGGGTTAAGAAAATGGAAATATCTCCAATTAAAGTTACAAAGGAAGTAAAGCATGGTGAAAAGAAAGATCGCAAGGCTACTATTGGTTCTACTATTGTTAATTTTATTTGTTCGCAAAAAGGAGAGGTAAAGTTTTCGGATATTCTCGGTGTTTATAGCAAAGAATGCGAACTGAGAGGAAAGAGGAATCCAGATCAACTGATCGAAGAGCGGAATTGCAGTAGTACGCTTTATATTCTTGCTAGAAATAATCAAATTCGAGAAGTTTCAAAGAAATCTCTCTATTCCGCTATCGAATAAGGAAAATAAATAAACACATTTCAGTATGCTCATTTATATTGAAATGTGTTTATTTTAATTAGGAACTCTTGTGAAAAACAATAAGCGAGTCGAACGTTGTAAGAAGCATCCTTGGGAGGATGAACTTCCCTGCCAAACATGTAGACTAGAAGAAATTAAAAATAACAAAGAAAAAAAGAATAGGGAAAATGTTTTAGATCGGGCAAAGAACGCCCCTGAGTATTTTGATATGTTTGGTATTAGTGAGGATGACTACGATGATGGAGAATAATATTCTTATTGGAATTTCCGGAAAGGCTGGTTCTGGCAAGGACACAACCGCAGATTTTATTATTGAATATTGTTCTGAAAGGGGAATTCTTTCCGAAAAACTACCATATGCAAAATCTCTAAAAAATATAGCAAAGGATGTTTTTGGGTGGGACGGAAAGAAGGATGAACGAGGAAGACGTCTTCTTCAGGTCCTCGGAACAGACTGCGCAAGAACTTACAATAATAACTTTTGGTTGGAGAAATGGCTTGAATGTTATCAAAATATAAGTATTAAAAATGACAAGAGAACCATTGTCTTTGTTCCAGATGTTCGCTTTCAAAACGAAGCTGAACAAATTTTAAGTCTTGGTGGGACAATGATTAATATTGTTGGTCGATCATCTGACCTAGGATCGAACGAAAAACATATAAGTGAAATTCCCCTGGAACCAAACTTAATTAATTATACCATAGAAAATAGCGGTTCTTTGGATGGTTTAAAATCTAAAGCAATTTCTCTTTTTGTTTTTATATCAACATTTTATTCCCTTTCGGTGATTTAACAATGCGAAACATAATAAAGATTATATCTATTGTTTTTATATCTCTCATTATAAACGCGATATGTCTTCTTAGTTTTTTTCAAATAATTCTAATGCTGGATTTACAAAAACACAACGATAATAACTTTAAAATAATTGAGAATGATATAAAATATAATACTTCAATTCTATACCGGCATCAATTGGGCGTATTGGAGCCAGAATTGGATGACGAACAAGTAAAAATTCCCAAAATTCAAAACAATAAACCCGAATTCGACGAACCGTTCATCAATATACCGGGAGTACCAAATGAAAATATGTAGAGAATACAACTACGATGAAGTTTTTTTAGTACCCCGCAAATGTATCGTCAACTCTCGATCAGAGTGTGATACCAAAACTACTCTTGGAAAAGGAACATTTGAAGTTCCAATTGTCTGCGCCAATATGCCAGCGGTTGTTGATAAATTTACTTGTAAATTTTTTGCCTTACGAAATTGGTTTTATATCATGCATCGATTTGGTATAGATCAAATAGATTTTATTAATTTTATGAAGGAAGCAAATTTATTTACAAGTATTTCAATTGGGGTAAACGACGATTCTTACCACCAACTGAAAGATATAAATGATGCTGGATTGTCTAATTGTTTGGATTATATTACATTAGATATTGCCCATTGTCACTCACAAAAAGCAGAGCGAATGACAAAGTATATCAAAGATAAGTTCCCAGACACATTTCTAATTGTTGGAAATTATAATACAGTTGATGCCCTTTTAGATATAGAGTCTTGGGGGGCAGATGCTACAAAATGCGGAATCGCAGGTGGAAGAAGTTGCATAACTCGATATAAAACTTCTTTTTATAGGCCAATGGTATCCTGTTTATCGGAGTGTTCCGAAGCGGCTAAAAGGCCGATTATTGCTGATGGGGGTATAGAGCATCATGGACAATTTGCTCTAGCCATCGCTTGCGGAGCAACAATGGTAATGTCTGGCTCACTTTTCAGCGGCTACGAACAATCAGCATCTAAAAAAATTAATATAGATGGAATAACAAAGTGTATATATTATGGTAGTGCTTCTGAGTTTAACAAGCAGTCTTACACACGAATCGAGGGTAAAAAGGTGTTAATAGATTTCAAAGGTTCTATGGAAAATCTCTTGGTTGAGATCAAGGAAGACCTCCAATCAGCAATATCCTACTCAGGGGGGAGAAACTTAAGTTCTTTACAATCGTGCAAAATGATTTCGATAGGGGGATAAAGATGTTAAAGAAATCAGTTTTTATAGAAGATGTTTCGTGGATAGAGTATAATAATACCGTTAAATATTTATTAGCGGCGGAGATTAAGAAATCAAAAATAAATTTTGATTATATATGTGGTGTACCAAGAGGCGGTTTAGTTCCTGCCGTGATATTATCTCATGTGCTAGATATACCGATTATTCCAATAAAGGATATCCACTATGGGTTTACGGTTCTACTTATTGACGATATAGCCGATTCGGGAAAAACATTAGAGACTTATTCGTGTCTAAGTTATATAAAAACCGCCGTGGTTTATTATAAACCAAGATCAAAGATCGTTCCAGATTTTTATGGTTGCTCAATTGTTGATCATTGTTGGGTTAAATTTCCTTACGAATCTGACACGACAGATGGTATATCTAAAAGTACGTTGGATAATTATGTCTAAAAAAGAAAAGCCAATAGATATTATTGTTAAATGTTTATTTTGTGGAAAGGAAGTT